AAAAGAAGGGGAAGGTATTAATACTAGATATAATTTGTTGACTGATGAAGAAGAAGAGATTAAACAGGGCTTAATTAAAAAATATTTTGGAGATGCAACTGAGAAGCAGATATTTATTAAAGGTATGGTTGAAATGGGGGAAATAAGGAAAGAAGAAGCTTGGGAATTGCTTGAAGAGCTGACTAATATGAAAGGTAATAATTTTATGCTGTTTTTGGGGGAATTGCAAGATAAGATAGGATGTCAAGTAGTGAGAGGTACTTTGGTTGAAAGAAAATGTGTAGAAAAGAAGGAATTTTGATGCAAAGTTTACTTGAATTTATTGAAAATTGTTGATTTGCTTATATATATAGTGAGGGGTTTAGGGCGCACACACATGCCTCCTTTAGAATCAATACGGCTAGAATATACAATTTTTTACCCGTCTCCGTTATTCGCTTTATATACCTAATATATAAATATTAAAAATTAAAATTCTTTGACTTCTCAAATTCAGATTTTATTTATAGTGAGTATTGATTTTGTTGATTTTCCAATTGGATTTGTCGATTTATGAATATGTACTTGAAAATTAATAATCTGTTGATTTCCTGTTAAATTTCTTTAGATTGATTTGGTTATGTGCCTCTTAAAAAAGCTTCCCCCATTTATTATAGCAAAATTTTATTTAAAAGTCAAAGGGGAGGCGGATCTTAAAAAAGTCTTTTTTTTAATTATAACATAAATTTTTTATTTTGTCAAGCTGAAATAAAAAAGCCTTTTTTTAATATTATAACATAAAATTTTTTAAAAATCAAGTGAGAGAACGCGTGTGAGCAAATTGGTGCCATATGGAGGTTTCGGGATTACGCTCGTACAGGGAGCCAGACCCTAGGGTAAGCAAAAATTTTGCATATGGGGGTGCGTAGGGTGAATCGGGTCGCTTCCACGGTCTGCGACCCGCCAAATTTAGATAGATAACTATATAGGGACTGGAATAAAATTCTTTGTGCAATTTATACAAAATTTTGGGATTTTATTTATATGAAATTTGTGCAATTTTACCCTTGACAAATTTTTAAACCTATGTTATAATGAAAGTTTCGGGCAAGCTCGCCAGAGCGCGGCCCGCCATTTTATCACATCTGTATGTATTTGTCAATAGGACATAATGCACAAAAATTTTCAAATTTCATTAGGGTATTTTGTGCATAATGCACAAACCGCATTTGTCAATAGGCATTTTTCACAAAAATCATTTCAAGTTTTGTGCAATTTTACCAAAATTTTATTTGTCAAGTAGAAATTTTTTGAAAAATTTTGATATTTTTTGTATAATTTTACTTATTTTTCTATTGTCAATAGGTAAATTATACAAATTTTATGTAAAAATTTTGTGAAATATTACTAAAAATGGATCTGTCAAGTAAATTTTTGCATAAAAAATAGAGCATTTTTGTAAAATTTTAACAAAAATGCCCTAAAATTATTTAAAAACTTTAGAAAATTATTCTATTTTCATTAAATCTAAGTTTACGCTACCTTTGTTTATTTTTTCCCACATTTCTATGTAGTCTTTTAAAATATTTACATAGACAGAATAACCATAACATTTTATCATTTTGTTTCTTATAAACTCAAGTTCTTCTATAAGAAATTTTATTTGATTTCCTATTGTGCTTTCATTATTAAATTTTTGTTTTAACAAAACTATTTCTTGAGGGCTACAATGGACTTTTATTTCGTCCATTGTAAGTTCAAATAGATTTTTTACTAGCACATTTTTTGAATTTGCCATGTTATCATGCCCCCTAATACTTATAATTAAAGTTAATATCCAGTTCTTCAAGTGTGCCATAGTCGTAATTCTCTTTAAAATATGCTACACTTCCTTCACATTCACACTGAATAAAATACTGTAAAGCACTTTCATACAATGCCTTATCTGTCCATACTCCTATAATTTCGCTTTCATATTTGTACTTAATAATATAAAGTGTCATTTTAATCAATTCCTTTCCATTTTAAAATTTATCTCCAGTTTATCAAAATGTGGCGTGAGCGGAGGTAAGAACTCACGCCACCTAAACTTATTTTATACTTGTCTTTATTATGTCAATCTTGAAAAGCTTGTCACCAACTATTAACATTAAAATCTTATTTACGTTTTTTTCTTCTACTGCTTCCTCACCATAGCGTTCTTTCAAACACTGTAATATGTAGTTATACAGTTCCTTTTTTTCTTCTACTGTCTTAACAGTTCGCGGTTTTGAGGTTGTTCGCTTTTTCGCGTCACCGCGTATCTTGACTTTATTCTCCTTTTGTTTCTTTGTAAGTTCTTCTTGTACCTCATTATCAACAATGCCTTCGTCCTCTAGGTACATCTGAATTGCTTCTTCTTTTGTCAACTGAAGGACTTTCATTGACTTCTCAATTTCCTTGTCGGGAATGTTGACTGTTTTATTATTGATAGTGTACCTCATATTATCTACCACCTTTCCTTGATTTCTATAAGTAGATTCTATCATACTTCATCTTGAATTGCAACCCCTTTTTTAAAGTTTTTTGCGGGGGAGGATTTTCACCTCCCACCGCTAGGAAAGGGGTACAAAATCATCTGTTCTCTAGCTAGAAAAGGAATCGAACCTTTTTTCTTAAAGCATAATTGCCCTTGTTTTAGCCTATAAACTACTAGCTTTTAACCGGAAGGGGAAACCCCCTTCCTTTGTCTATATTCAGTTGTTATTTACTACTCATTGTTGGCTGCGACTTTCAGAGTGAAAAGTGCTACCTTCTTAACCTCTGTTCTAACAACCTCCCCTGCCTGCTTAAGCTGGGTAACAAGAGAATTTATCTTGTTGTTGCTAAGGCTATCACCATATACCTCATTGTACTTGTTGGTTATCTCTGTAACCGTCATAGGAGTATCAATGCTCATAACCGCCTTAATTCTATCCTTAATGCCTACGTTCTCAACCTGTCGCTTGCTAGGCTTATTTGAACGATTAGCGTTTCTATTGTTCAGAATCTCAAGCTGGTGTGTTGCGTGTGCAACAACCTCCTCATTGTTACTCATGTTTGCAATTACTACCTCATAAAACTCTCTCTTAGTCATCATAACACATCATTCCTTTCATTAAATGCTTTTTTCTTTGTTATCTTATGTATTTATTATATCAAATTTTTTATAAGATGTCAAGAGTTTTTTAAATTTTTTTGAACTATTTGTTTCTGTTATCTAGCTGCTAGCTAGCTAGTTGCTGTTTTCAAAATTCCTTTTCTCTCTTTATCTTATGTATACATTATATCAAATTTTTATTAGCTTGTCAACAGTTTTTTTAAAAACTTTCGTTTTTTATTTACTGTCTGTTTGCTGTTCCTCACACTATCTATATTAGCACTTTTGCTATCGCTTGTCAATAGTGATTTTCTTTTTCTTTCAAGCCACTTTTCAGTGTATGCGAAAATTTCTCTGTTATTCATTTGCTTACACCTCTCTTTCATTTGACTATGTATAGAGTATATCAGATAATAAGACAGAATAATAGTAGTAAAATGCACAAAATAAAAATAAATTTTTGTTAGTATTTACTATTGACAAAAAATATCAATAAGCAATATAGACAAAATGCGGGCGGTGACTAGGACGAAAATTTATACAAAATTACATCTTGACTTTTGGTGTCAATAGGCAAATAGTACAAATTTGGGATAAAAAATTTTTTAATTTTTGTGCAATTTTTCACTTGACAAAACTGCGGGGCTGTGGTATAATTAGATCTGCCCGTTTACGGGTATCACTTCTATTATAACATACTTTGGTATGTTTTGTCAATAGCTAAATTGAAATTTGTTTAAAAAATTTTTGCACACTAAAAAGGCGGATCTACCTGAATCCGCCCTGTTCTAAAGAGTCTTACTCTCTGTTACAAAGTATTTAGCATCGTAGCTTTTTAGAATTTCCTTAACTGCTACACTTTGAGCTTTTGTATTACAGAAGATATTGAACAATGTATAGTTTCCTGTTCCCTCACTCTTTAAGTAATTGTAAGATACTTTAGCGTTGTAAAGTAGGTTGGCTACATCTTTACTTTGTGTGCAAGGAATAGTTGCTTCTATTTTCCATAACTTATCCTTTTGTAACTTTTCTTCCATAGCCTTTACAACGTAAACACCCACTAGATTACATGCACCTACAATCATAGCTTTTGTAAAGGTTTGTAGTTCGCAAGTTGTTAAAATGATAATGTAGGTATAAAACCCATAAGCCACCGCATTTACAATACTGGCTATTGTCTTTCCACATTTTACAGTACACAAACTCTTTACTGTCTGAATAATTACATTTGCTATGTTGGCTAAAATAAATATTATTATAAGTCTACTCATAACTTTGTACCTCCTGTTCTTGATTTCCTTTATTATAACATGAGGGGTTGAGGCTGTCAACCCCCATTTTGTTATATTCTTTTAAGAATTTCTTCGGCAGTCAAAAAGCCCTCTACCTCATAGCAATCTTCCCTTACTATTGTACCCATGATTTCAAGTAGTCCTTCCTCATGTCCGTAAGAATAGTTGTGACAGATTGCATCCCACTGCCGTTCACCTTGAGAGTTATTAACGATAACCTGAGCACCTCCCCATAATTCCTTAACTGTGAATGAGAAAATACCCTTTTCCATTAACCCTAATATAAGTGTTATTATCTCTGATAGGTTTAAATTTTTGTTTACCATAATTTTGTACCTCCTTAACCTTGACACTTACTATTGTAAACTATCTTTTGTTATTTGTCAAGGGGTTTTCAGCTTTTTTGTTACCGAGTTTCCAAAGCTTGTTCCTACTCACCAGTAGGAATCCTGTTCCCCTTGACACTTACTATTGTAAACTATCTTTTGTTATTTGTCAACAGTTTTTTAAAATTTAATTTGCTAATTTGCAACACTTATTAAAAATTATAACAGTATCATTCCACAAATTATCATCATTAGCATACTCAAATAAGATAAAATCATCGTAGCCATCCTCTAATCCTTCGGAAATCCACAAAAGAAAAATATCCTCATTATCAAGTACATTTCTTATGTAGGAATCGAACTGCCTTAAAGTGTTGATTCTGAAATTGATTATTTCTTCTCTTGTCATTGTCATAACTTTGTACCTCTCTTTCGTTTGACTATGTATAGAGTATAGCAGATAGTGAGGTAAAATAATAGTAGTAAAATACACAAAGATTCAACAAAATTTTTGTGTAAATTATACAAAATTTTCAGCCTCAAAAAATAAAAAATTTTTGTGAAAAATATACAAAATTTCACATCAAAATTACAAAAAATTTTGTGAAAATTATACAAAATTTTAAAAATTTTTGACCAAAAAATTTTTGTGAAAATTGCACAAAATTTTGGGATTTGGGGCGTGAAATTTTTGTGCATTTTGCCCATTGACAAAAATTCCGGGGTATGGTATAATGAAATTTCGGGCCAGTGCGCTTGCGCGCGGCCCGTCCGCTATAACTAACCATAATTAGTTTTCCCTAACTCCTGTTCGCCTCCACTAACCTCAGTCAGTTTCTCCTAACTAGGGGTAGTCTTATCTAACTGGAGTTCGTCTGTCCTAACCATAGTTAGTTCCCTCTAACTCAAATTAGTTCTGGCTAACACCGGTTAGTCACTTCTAACTCTGGTTAGTTTTTTCTAACTGGGGGTAGTTAGAACTAACTCAGGTTAGTTGTAACTAATTAGGGGTAGTCCCTCCTAATTCAAGTTAGTCACGTCTAACTGAAGGTAGTTTTGACTAATTCAAGTTAGTTGTATCTAATTCAAATTAGGGGTAACTAATTAAAGTTAGGAGAATCTAATTCAGGTTAGTTGCAACTAACAAAAATTAGTTTCAAATAATTTCAGTTAGGGGTATCTAACAAGAGGTAGACAATTCTAATTTAAGTTAGTCATAACTAATTAAAATTAGTTTTAAATAATTCCAGTTAGTTTTTTCTAATTAAGGGTAGTTTAAAATAACAAAAGATAGATAAAACTAATTTTGGTTAGATTATAAAAACTCAAATTAGATTTGAATAATAAAAATTAGTTGGGACTAACTATTTATTTTAAAATTAAGGCGGTCTGTATTTTAGCAGCCGCCCCATTTTTATTTCTTTTTTGTATGTCTTGTTAATTGTAGGGTAAAATCTGAATTTTCAGTTTTAAAGTGTATTCTTATTTCATTTTCTATTGTGGGGGTTATTCCATTCTGTCTTAAAACCTCCGCACACATGGTTAAAATTTCTAATTTTTCATTATCAATTTTACGCTCTTTATTAGGGGTGCTTCTTTTTTTGGTGGTTGACTGATTGCAAATTTTTACATTTTTTGCTTTTTTCGTCATTTCCTCGCCCTCTTCGCCTATGCGGTCGCTCATATCATCATTGTATAACTCCTCCGCTTCCTCTCTAGTGAGCTTTAACTTGTCCATGTAGTTCTTAATCATTTGTTCTTTTGTCATAGAATACAACCTCCTTACCATGGAGGGCGGTAGGGAGTAGCCTCCGCCCTATTCTTTTTTACACTCACGCTATTGTGAAAAGTGCTATTTTCTTAACCTCCTCTCTCTTAATTGTTCCAGCTTGCTTCAACTGGGTTATAAGAGAACTTATCTTGTTAAGACTGAAAGCAGTTCCATAAACCTCATTGTACTTGTCGGTTATCTCGGTTGCTGTCATAGGTGTATCAACGCTCATGATAGCTATAATGTTTTCCTTGATACCTACATTTTCGGTCTGCCTCTTACTAGGCTTGTTGGAGCGGTTAGCACCTTTTCTCTCAAGCAACTCAATCTCATGTGTTGCGTGTGCTACCATATCCTCATTGTCACTCATTGCTACAATTACTCTCTCAAAAAACTCTCTCTTAGTCATAATACATTACCTCTTTTCTTTTATTTGATATACTAATATTAACATATTTTTTATTACTTGTCAACAACTTTTTTGGTGGACTTCTCAATTTCATATCTATTCACCTCCTGTTTTTATGCTTATTCCTTAACTCTTAGTTCTCTTTAATATTATCATATATTTTATTGTTTGTCAACAAAAACTTTTAGGTTGCGGGAACTTGTTTTTTTAACAAGTTCCCTGTTGTCTTTAGGCTGTCGCACTTGAGAAGCAATCTTTTCTCATTTTCTTATGCTGTTTATAACAATATGCAAGTATTTCCTTTTCTATCATAACATCTTCAAGGGCTGTGTGACTCTCTATAAAGTCCGTATCTCTTGTTATAAAGCGATATATAACCTCCGCTGTATATTGAATGTTACCACGTTTTGTTACATATCCGTTTGACTCACAAAACCTTTTATAAGAAGGCATATTTGAAAGAATGTCTCTACTCATTTTTAAAGTATCACATATCCTCACGTTATAAGGGAAAAAACTTCTGTATTTTGATTTGGTTAGCCACCTCTGTGTGTTGGTAAGTGTTCCATAATCAAACCGCATATTGTGTGCATATACTTCAGTGACACCATATAACGCTATGTCATCAAGTAAGGCTTTTCTGATATTATAAAAGCTTGTCAATGTGCGTTTGCCCTCTTTTATGTCCTTCCAGTAGGAAGGAATCTTGTTGGCATAGTAGGCGGACTGCATGAGTTCCTTTTCATCTAAAAAGATGTTAGCGTTGATATAACTAGCGGTTTTATATACCCTACCTTTTTTATCAACAACCGCCCACCCACAATCATAAGTCCACATGTTCCACGGATTCACCTCGTTGGTGTCCTTATCAAGTGGACATGTTTCGGTGTCTAACACTATCATGTACTTAATTCTTCTGTCAATGTTCATTATCTTGTACCTCCTTCATTAACTATACTTATTATAAGCCCTATTGAATAGGAAGTCAACAAAAAGTTTTTAATAATTCCAACTTTAGCTTAATAAAATTCTACTAATATTTATAAAATTACATTAAAAATTGCACAAAATCTATAAAAAATTTTTGTGCATTTTGACTACAAAAATAAAAGTCAAGAGAAAATAATGCATAAAAAACAAAGCGTTTTTCTTTAGGGTATTTGTTACTATTTACTATTGACAAAATAAATCAATGTGCAATATTACCAAAGATCAGTTGTAAACTTTGTGCATTTTTTACCACTATTGACTCTTGACAAAAAATTACAATGTGCAATAGTACCAAAATTTAGTCAAAAAATTTGTGCAATTTGACTATTGACTGGCGGGACTCGAAGGTGTATAATGAAATGGGATAGCGTGCGTGCACGCCCCGTCAAAATTTTGTGCAATTTGCACAAAAACAGGATAAAAATTATTTCAAATTTTGTGCAAATTGCCTATTGACAAAACCCTGGGCAGTATGGTATAATTGATCTAGTTTTAATCTAACTAAAGTTAGTTAAAACGAACTTAAATTAGTCTTATCTAACCGCAGTTAGTTGGGGCGAACGTCCTGAACACATGTTCGATTTTGGGATAAAAATTTTTTTGAAAAAGTGTAAAATTTTCACTTGACAAACCATGAGCAGCTGTGATATAATTGATCAGGGCTAGACTAACTAAAGTTAGTCAAGACGAACTAAAAGGCATTTAAAAAGGTTTACTCATTTTTAAATTTGAGTAAACCCTTTTATTTAAAAATCTAAAATGTTGTCATGGGCGAAGTCTGAAAAATCTCTGTACCCTGTAATGTAATACAAAACAGTTTCATAAGTTTCTTTATTCTCTCCACCAACTGCCAAAGCACCCTGTAAAAAATCTGTTGAACAAATTCCATTTGTTATTAAAAAATCATAACATCTAATAAGTTCAAATCTTTCAATATTTGTCATAATATTCTACCTCCTTAAAATTACATATTCATTAAAATGTTATAAGAAAATTCAACTCTGTTGTTGTTAATTGCATCATGTGGATGATTCTCACACATCAAACAGAATCCAACTGTTTCCTCCGCCTCAAAACCAAACTTCTTAATAATGTTATTCATCATATCAATTCTACTCATAATCTTATACCTCCTTGATTTCTATACCTAGATTCTATCACATCTTAAACTAAATTACAAGCTTTTTTTGAAATTTCTTTAAATTTTTTGCTCCAACCCCTCCCTCCCTCCCCCTTGTTTTATAGTTCTGTATTCTGTATTTTCTCAATGATTGATTCACCAAAGTATATTAACGGCTCAAAGTTTCTAACAAAAGCCTTTATATTTTCCTTTGCGGATTCTTCTCTCTGTTTGCTAAAAATCTTATTAAACTGCTCAACTACTTCAAAATAATCACCGCAATTAAACAACAGACTATAAGTAACGCCATAAAAATCACAATCATAAACGAACTTACATACCTCTAAAGTCCACTTCTCATTATTGAGTATACCTGTCTTAACCTCTGTATAAAATACCTTCATAACTTTGTACCTCCTTTAATTCTATACCTAGATTCTATCATACCTTGAGGTAAATTGCAATACTTTTTTTAAAATTTCCTAAAAAGTTTTTTAAAGGATTTTAAAAATTTTTCTAAAAAATTGAAAATTTCTGCTTGACAACTCTAGGCTGACTATGCTATAATTTTCGCGGCTGGGCGGTCGCAAGCGTAAAAAATTTGGAGGCTAGTTTGCACCAACCTCCGCGTGTTTTAAAAATCATCATTTATTATCTTTGCTATTTCTTGTATTATGTTGTTGTTCTTTGCGTCTATTGTTCGCCCATTCCAACTTTTGCGAACTTCCTTGTTATCATCAACTAACACCTGAAAACCGCCCAAATTTCTAGTACAATTTTTTTTCCTAGTTCCATATTTTACAAGGTGAAGTGTATCATAATTAAAACCATTATTTTCTAGCCATTCTTTTTTAGCTTTGCGAACTTCCTTGTCATAATCCTTGTTGGACTCTTTAGCAAGCCAACTTGTAACGGCTATTATCCAACCTCTTGTTTTTAAAATTGCTAACATAGAGTTAAGAATATCCATGTCAACAAGCGGTTTTGCCTCAATGTAAGGTTTTGGATTGAAGTTTCTTAAATCATCAAGCCAACCCTCCACACCATACAAATTTGCTATTGTGCCGTCCATGTCAAATACTAAAACCTTATTCATAATTGCCACCTCCTTAATTTCTTTAGCTAACTAAAAATCTAACTCAATGTCATTTTTATTAGCTACTTTTCTTATTTCCATTAAAAGCCTATTCATTGTATCTGTGAATAATTTTTCATTTTTAGCGTGTTTAAGTAAAATACGCTTATTTTTTGAAACTTCATTATTCCACCAGTCAATAAAATCTTCTTCATCACTTAAATAAACTTGTATATCATGGTCTATCTTATTTAATATTCTAATTCTTTTGGCTATTGTTATATTTGTTTTTATTATTGCCATAATTGTTACCTCCTGTTCTCTGTGGAGGTAGTTCACTAACTACCTCCTTCCGCTTGTCTTGTGTGCTTAAAACGGCTAACCAAACAACCTACTTTGTAAATCATTTAGCTGTCTTTGTTTCTCGTCACACTAGACTTCTTTCCACATGATACCCTTGTTGGTAAGTTCTACCAGCTTATCCATTGAATAAAAATCCTTATCAACTACAAAACCTTCAACCATAACTACTACTAACTTCATAACTTTGTACCTCCTTTAATTCTATACCTAGATTCTACCACACCTTGAATCAGATTGCAAGCTTTTTTTAAAATTTTCTAAAAAAGTTTTTTGCCCTCCCTCCCACCCACCACTTACTATTCTATTTTAAGAACCAAATTCCAATCAATCCCATTGTAATAGCAGTACAGCAAACATCTTTTACAATGTCCGCCTTTGGACGCTTTAACAAGAAACATCTTACAAGACTCAAGACATTACAGAATAAATATATTCCCTGTCCTAAAAGATAATGGCTACCTATTACACACTGTGCAATTATCAATCCGGCTAAAACCACATACTGTAAATTCTCAACTAACTTTATTCTATTCATAACTTTGTACCCTTCCAGTAACTTTGTTACTGTCCTTCCTTTAATTCTATGATTAGATTCTATCACACCTTGAATCAAATTGCAACACTTTTTTGAAAAAAATTTAAAAAAGTTTTTAAACTAGCTTATAACCTAAATTCAAGGCAATCTGTTCTTTAGTTATTTCTAGATCTAACTGTAAAAGAACCCATTCTCTTTCAATTCTCATTAACTCGTCAAATGTAATTGCCATAACCTCTTACCTCCGTTGGCTTGTTTTCTATGTCTATAATACTAGCACTTTTCAAAGAAGATTACAAGCCCCCAAAACAAAAAAAGTTGCACAACTTTAAAAGCCTTTTTTGTGCAACTTTTACAAAAATAAATTTTGTGTATTTTTTAGTATTGACTTTTCATTCTTTTGTGTAAATTGCACAAAATCAGTTCACTTTTTTGTGCAAAACGCTGAAAATAAAAATAGCAATTTGCACAAAAACAGCTAGACAATGCGGAGATTTTTTGTGCAACATTACAACTTAACAAGTTACGTCAATAGTCAAATAGCGCAAAATTAGGACAAAATTTTTTTTGAAAATTTGTGCAAATTGCCTATTGACAAAACCTGGCGCCATGGTGTATAATTGATCAGGCTTTGTCTAACCAAAGTTAGACAAAACGAACTTGAGTTAGTCGCGACTAACTCAAAACCTCTCAATTTGAAAGTTTGCGTTTTTACTTTAGCACTTTAGTGTGTTAAAGCGGAACCGACAGACCGCAGTTTAGCACTTTAACGCATTAAAGTGTTACACTTCAACGTGCTAAAGCGCAAGCCCCCATTTTGGGAAGGAAAATTTTTTTGAAAAAATTTGAAATTTGCTATTGACAATTCTTGAGGCATAGTGTATAATTAGATCCCCTGCATTTTGGCAGCAGTCCATTAAAAGCGGGAACGGGCGAAAATACAAAAAAGCCTAGCAAGCTCAAATAAAAAACTTGCTAGGCTAAGTGAGAAAAACATCACACCCTTTACGGGTGTCTTCTTTAGTTCTTGTCAACTAAAAAAGTTTGAATAACATTATCGCAAATAATCGCCTTCTCTTTGGAAAACTCATCATTCTTATAAATGTAGTAACCCCATGCGGAGGTCAACAAATCATCAAGAGTTATTGAGTTAAGAACGCACTCTAAAGCAATCACTTGATTGAATGTCAACTTATCCATGTTTTTCTCTTCCTCCTTATTTTATTTTCTAAAATAATTATAACAAAAATTTTTTAGTTTCTCAACTCGCAGCGGTTTAGGACTAAATTAAAAGAGCGGTTTTCAGAGGTACTAAACGCCACGCACCTCGAAACCGCCTTTCTTACTATTCCTTTTTAGGTATCTTATTCTAAACCTCCTTCCACACAACACCCTTATTAGTAAGCTCAACTAACTTATCTATTGAATAGAAATCTCTGTCAACTACAAATCCTTCAACCATAACTACTACTAACTTCATAACCTTGTACCTTACTTACCCTACCTAGGTAAGTCCCTTTCTTTAATCTAGTAACATGATACCACATTCAAGAGAGGTTTGCAACAAAAATTTTGCACAAAGAATAAATTCTTTTTTGTGCAAGATTACCAAATCATTTCCGCCTTTCTTAATTTACTAAAATAGCTAAACTAATACAATAGCAATTAAGAACTATTAGTTAGTTACATCTAATTGTTATTAGTTACATCTTACTCTTGCTCTTGTTAGTTCTATCTATCTATTGTTAGTTGTGTCTTACTCTTGTTAGTCTTTGCTTACTGTTGTTAGTTGTGTCTTGTTGCTGTTAGTCTTGTCTAACTGTTGTTAGTTACATCTTATTATTGTTAGTCTTATCTAACTGTTGTTAGCTCTGTCTGTCTGTTGTTAGTCACGTCTTACCCTTGTTAGCCTTGCCTAACTCAGTGCTTTACTGCTTCATCACTTTAGTGTGTTAAAGTATTAAAGCAAAAATAATGCACAAAAATAAATAAAATTTTTGTGCAATCTGACGAACAAAGCCTTTGTGCAAATTGCACAAAAACAGGAGAGCAATCTTTTTAAAATTTGTGCAATTTGCCTATTGACAAATCTTGACGCTTAGTGTATAATTGATCAGCATTTTTTTGAGTTAGAACGAGAACAGAAGCGGAAACCCCTAATTAAAAAAACACTTCAGCACTTTAACGTGCTAAAGCATTTCAGCTGGCGAGCATCTCATGGCAGCAGTTCCCTCCACTTCCTTAATAGCTTAATAACTAACTTCTTACATTAGTTGATTAGTATTATCTTACTATTGTTTGTTGCATCTAACTGTTGTTAGTCTTGTCTAACAGATGTTAGTTGCTTCTAATGCTTGTTAGCCCTTACTAATAGCAGTTAGGCAGAACTAACCAAGGTTAGTCTTACCTAATTTGAGTTAGTCACATCTAACCCTAATTAGTCGCTTCTAACAAGAGTTAGTTTAAGCTAACTGAAGTTAACCGCCTCTAACAAGAGTTAGGATAGTCTAACCTGAGTTAGCTAAAACTAACAAGAGTTAGTTAAGACTAACCCTAATTAGTCACTTCTAACAAGAGTTAGTTTAAGCTAACCTGAGTTAGTTTCAGGTAACCTAGGTTAGTCATGCCTAACAACAGTTCGGTTTGACTAACTCCAAAGCTACAAATGATGTATTTAGCGAGCCAAGTCTTCCATCCTTGGCTCGATGACTTAAGTGTTATTACTTCAACATCTAAATAATATTATTAATGTTCTTATTGTGATGTGCTTTGCATCAATTTGTTTATGTTGTTGTGTAGCGCAAACGTGTGTAGTCTGTTAGCTCTTGTTCTCTTTACCTAGCGCGGTTGGTGCTGTTTTTATTCGCAAATAAAAAGGCATAACTACGGTTATGTACTGGTAGAATTTTTCTGAGATTAAATACTTTAAATAATAGAGTGCTGTTAGTTTTGTAGGGGGTGTATTTATGGGATTTGAAAATTTGACTCTTGAAAAAATTTTTGCGCTCGACAACTCAAATTCCAAATGCAATTTTGAATCAAAAAACGATAATAAATAATATATGCAATTTTAAATCAAAAAACGATAAAATATTTCAATTAAAACCTAATAATTTAATGCCAAGATTCCATTGCTTCTAATGTATTTTTTGTTATTAAAAATCTTTTTAATATTTCTTTATATTTTCTTTCTCGTTCACTTTCATCTTCTACCCAGCCGCCATCATATATATAATACATCTGTCCGCGATAATATAAACAACTAATATACTTAAATGTTTCTTCTATTGTTTCACCCTCTTTAAATACGCCTATAATTCTTCTTCTTGCTTTATTATCATTTTCTTTTTGTTCTACCCATAAACAAGTATTACCATATTTATCATAATCTACTGTTATTATTTTATTAACACTTTCCGCCATAGATACCAAACTAATTTTCTTATTCATATCAAATAAATATTTATGTACTAATTTCATTTTTATATTCCTCCAATACTTTCTTTGCCTCATCCTCATTAAAAAACCAAGTCTTATTAAAGGCGGTTCCTAGAAAAATGCGGTCTTCACTAAGTAAATAGTAATTGCCATCCTTAATTTCTACCTTTTTTAAAATTTCAGCTTTTCTAACTTTATTATCAATACCCGCCGCCTCATTAAATACATACTGCATTTCAGTAGGTATAAAAAATATAACTGTAATAAAATCTAATATTTTATTTATCATGTACTCTCTCCTTTATTCTTTATATAATAATTATAACAAAAATTTTTTATAAAATCAATAAAAATTTTTATTAATTCCGCTTGACAAAAGTGAAAAATTTTAGTATAATAATATTATAAAAGATAGAAAGAAGGAGAACATACATGAATAATGCGGTTGGCGGTGTTGAGAAGACCAACAATGAACTTAAATTAGATTATCTCCTCGAAAACCCAAAAGACAGAATAAAATTAGTTAAAAAAATTATAAATACAGCGGAACCTGAAAAATTAACTCCTAAATATTTAGAAATTTTAAGCGATTATATTGTTTTTGCTATGGACAAAGAGGAAAAGAAACAAAAAAATATATTAACTGAAAATCATTTAGTTACAGTAAATAATAGAGAAACATCTTATCAAGGTTTAGTATCTAAATTAGAAAATGGGGAAGATGGACTCTATAATATGATGACTGGCGGAGATAAAAATATTCTTTTCTTACCTAAAACAGGTATAACAGAAAAAGACCTAAAGGAAATACCTCCTTTGCGGGAATTAAAAGAATCCATAGAAATTATTAAAGAAATGATTGAAACCGCTTCAGGTAGAAAAAAGTTTTTACTCAAAAAACAACTTAAAGAAATGTATCAAGAGCAGTACACAATAAAGGCAGAATATAAAAAGCCTATGTACTCAACAAGTTTAACAAAAAGTTTTAATCAAATAGACCTAAGTGAAAATTATTATATAGATGAAGATGGGCAAATAGCTTCAGATGCTATTTTAACTCTCTTGAACCCTGATCATGTTTCCGCCCTTTTATGTAACTATTGTAAACTAAAGGAGGAGGCTTGGGGTAATTTTTGGGGAGATGCTTACTATTTAATGGAAGATTTAGATAATTTAATAGAACAAGCATTAAAAAAAGATTATCCATTATATTACGATATAGTAATTTATAAAATAGACGGTTTATTAAATTCTACAATTCAAGAGCTATTGATTGAAAAACATCACGTCAAACATTCTATTGAATATATATCTTCTCTTTGGAGAAATAAAATCCCAAAATTAATTGCAAAAAAAGCACAAGAAAATGCACTAGAATGGTATTATACAGAAAAAGAGCGCGGACAATGGAAGAAATGTACTAAATGTGGACAAATAAAATTAGCACATAGTATGTTTTATTCTAAAAATAAAGGAAGTCGTGATGGTTGGTATAGTATATGCAAAGAGTGCAGAAATACAAAAAAGAAAAAAGGTTAATTTTGTTTAATTTTTATTTTAATATTTTTATAAATTCAAAGGAGGTAAAATAATAATATGGCAACTCAATGCTTTTGTAATAAATGCGGAAAGTTAATGAGTGATACCCAATTTTATACTTATAAAGATGGAACAAAACCAAAATTATGTAAAAAATGTATTACTATGCATATAGATAATTTTGATCCAGATACTTATGTTTACCTATTGAAAGATTTTGATGTTCCCTATATACCAGAAGAGTGGAATGTATTAAGAGATAAAGCTTTTGCAAAAGATCCACATAAAATGAATGGAATGTCAGTATTTGGTAAATATCTTTCCAAAATGAAACTTAAACAATGGAAAGAATATGGTTGGGCGGATACTGAAAAATTGCAATCTCAAAGGCAAGAGATAGATGAGAGAATAGCTCAAGAAAAGGCGGCGGCCGAAGCTGATTTAAAACAACAGCTTGAAGAAGGAAAAATTTCTGAAGCTGAATATAAAACTTATGTAAGTGTAGAAACTCAAAATAAAGAACTTGAATCTATTAATCCAGTAAGTGGTATGAGTAATCAGCATAATTTTTATGATGAAACTAATTTTATTTCAGAAGAAGAAATAAATCCCGCTCAAGAACTAACACATGATGATAAATTAATGTTAGCTATGAAATGGGGGCGCTTATATTCCCCAAATGATTGGATTGCTCTTGAAAAAGATTATAATGAAATGACTAATTCTTTTGATATACAAGATGCGGATACAATTAATACTTTAAAACTTCTTTGTAAGACAAATCTAAAAGCTAATCAAGCTATTGACGCGGGAGATATAGATGGATTTCAAAAATTAGCTAGAGTTCAAGAATCCTTACGTAAGACTGCAAAATTTACTGCTGCTCAAAACAAAGAAGAAAAAAATAATTATGTTGACTCTGTTGGTGAATTAGTTGCTTTATGCGAAAAAGAGGAAGGTTTTATACCTAGATACGTAACTAACGTTTCTCAAGATGTAGTAGATACTACTTTAGATGATATGAATAGCTATATTCATAAATTAGTTACACAAGACTTAGGATTTGGACAACAAATAGAAGATTCTCTTAGAAAAATTCAGCTTCAAAAAGAAATGAATCAATTAGATAATGAAGAAGAGGAAGATAACCTAAAAGAATTAACAGAAGAAGAATTAAATGATGAAGATTTTATGGCATTTTATGAAGAAAAAAGTAAGCAAATGGAGGAAGATAAGGAGGAGATATAATGGCTTTAATAGATTTATTAAATCTCTCTTCTAATTCTATGAAAAAAATAGGATTATCTGAAGAACGTATAAAAGCTCAGATGCCCGCTCTTAGAGAATGTATTTCTTTTTGGAGAGAATATCCTGACCTATTGGTAGATTTTTTATGCGGTGAAGATAATCCTGAAAATTTTCATTTATTTTTTTATCAAAGAGTTTTTTTACGTGCTGTAATGAGGCATAGGTATGCTTACGCCACTTTTCCAAGAGCATATTCAAAATCATTCTTATCAGTTTTAATTCTTATGTTAAGATGCATTTTATATCCCGGTAGTCATTTGTTCGTAACCACAGGTGGCAAAGAACAAGCAGCGGGAATAGCTAGAGAAAAAGCTGAAGAATTATGTAAATTAATTCCAGGATTAAAAAATGAAATAGATTGGTCAAGAGGAAAAACAAAAGCTTCTAAAAATGAAGTTGTTTATATTTTTAAGAATGGTAGTAAATTGGATATTATGGCAGCCAGTCAAAGCTCAAGAGGTAAAAGAGCCACTGGTGGTTTAATGGAAGAGGTTATTCTTATTGATGAAACTCTGCTCAATGAAGTAATTATTCCTACAATGAATGTAGATAGAAGACTTCCAGGAGGCGGAAAAGATGAAAAAGAAATAGTAAATAAGAGTCAGATTTATGTGACTACAGCAGGTTGGAAGAATAGCTTTGCATATGCAAAATTAATACAGATATTAATACAACAAATAATAGAGCCAGAAGAAGCTATTGTTTTAGGTGGAACATGGCGGATTCCTGTAAAAGAAAAATTGTTAAGACGAAGTTTTATAGATGAACTTAAATTAGATGGTACTTATAATGATGCTTCGTTTTCAAGAGAATATGAATCTGAATGGAGCGGAGATTCAGAAAATGCCTTTTTCTCCGCAGAAAAATTTGATAAATATAGAGTATTAAATCAGCCAGAATATGAATATAGCGGAAGAACAGGAAAAAATGCTTATTATGTTATAGGTGTGGATGTAGGTAGAAATAATTGTACTACTGAAGCTTGTGTATTTAAAGTAACTCCGCAAGTACAAGGTACAAGTTATAAAAGCTTGGTTAATATATATACTTGGGATGCAGAGCATTTTGGAGTGCAAGCTATTAATCTAAAGAAATTATTCTATAAATATAAAGCAAGAGTTTTATCTATTGACGCAAATGGTTTAGGAGCAGGGTTAGTAGATTTTATGCTTACTGACCAGTTGGATCCTGAAACAGGAGATATTTTACCTAATTTTGGTGTTTGTGGAGCAACTTTTGATGATTGGGAACAAACTTATAGAAAGTTTAGGAACAAAAATACAGAAGAAAACGCTATGTATTTAATTAAAGCTAATGCACCAATTAATACAGAAGCTCATACTTATGTTCAAACACAAATGACAAGTGGTAAGGTTAGATTTTTAATTGATGAAGTTCAAGCTAAAAGTAAGTTGATGGCAACAAAAGTTGGACAGTCTATGGAACCACTTAAAAGGGCGGAATATCTTAAACCTTTTACGCTAACAACCATACTTAGAGAACAAATGTTAAACTTAGTTGAGGAAAATGAAGGAGTTAATATTATCTTAAAGCAATCAACTAGGGGAATAAAAAAGGATAAATTTTCTGCATTTGAATATGGACTTTATTATATAAAACAAGAAGAAGATAATAATAAGAAAAGAAAAAGACATAATATTACAGATTATATGTTTTTTGGGTAATTTTAAATAATTTTAATAATATAATTTTTAATAATAAAAGATAAGGAGGCTTTATAATGTTAGCATCAAGAGGAGAAATTAAAATACATGAGATTTTAGAAAGAGCAGAATTAAATTTTATTGAAGAATATAGTTTTAAAGATTTAGTTAGTAGTAGCGGAAATCCTTTAAGATTTGATTTTGCGGTTTTTGATGATAATGAAGATTTAGATTTTTTAATTGAATATCAAGGAATACAACATTATGAAGCTAAAAGTAAGTTTGGTGGCTATTCAGGTTTAAAAAAACAGCAATATAATGATATGAAAAAAAGAGAATATTGTAAAGCTCATAATATTCCCTTAGTTATCATTCCTTATTGGGATGAGGGGCGAGTAAATTATGATTATATAATGCGGGCTGCAGGCTACTAACGTTAGAAAGGCTAGGTGAATTTATTGTATAATGAGAGAGATTATTTTAAATCACAGCAATCTCAAAAAATAAATACAGACTTTTCTAAAATAAAGGTTGGCTTAAAAACTTTGGAGGACGCTATTTTAAGATTGGATGGTACTTTATCTAAATCCAATCCTAGATTAGCAGATAAGAAAACTGTTTTAGAAGCTATTGATTCAAATGATTTTGTTCTAATGAGAGAAATCTCTAATTACTTTTTTAAAACTAGCGGTATTTATTCACGTTTATGTAAATATATGGCTAATTTGTATAGATACGATTGGATGATTTCACCTGTAATGTGGGATACTTCATCTTTAAATGAAAAAGAAAAAAGTAAAAGAACAGATATATTTTATAAAGCTTTAACTTTTATAGATGAATTTAAAGTTAAAAAGACACTTGGAGATATTGCTTTAAAAGTTTTAGTAAATGGTTGTTATTATGGTTATCTCATACCTCAAAATGGTAAAGTAATTATACAAGAGCTTCCGCCATCTTATTGCCGGAGTAGATATTATGTAAATGGCAAGCCAGCTATTGAATTTAATATGAAATTTTTTGATGAAAAGTTTAAGGATACGGAAACAAAGAAAAGGATGCTTGAATTGTTTCCAGATGAATTTAAAAAAGGCTATTTAGCTTATAAAAAAGGTAAATTAAAGCCTGATTTTGCAGGAGATACAATAGGTTGGTATTTATTAGATACTAGGGCGGCAATTAAATTCAATATTAATAATGAGGATTATCCATTTTTTATGGCAACCATTCCCGCTATTATAGATTTGAATGATGCTCAAGCATTAGATAAAAAGATGATACAACAAAAACTTTTGAAAATAATTATTCAAAAGTTACCTTTAGATAAAAATAGTGAACCAGTTTTTGATCCAGATGAATCAGCAGTTATTCATAATAATACAGTCCGTATGCTTGGTAAAGCGATAGGCGTGGATGTATTAACTACTTTTGCTGATACTGAGGTAGAAGATATGGCGAAAAATGTTAATGCAACTGCTACTGATGATTTGGAAAGAGTAGAAAGAACTGTTTATAATGAGTCTGGTACTGCTCAGAATTTGTTTAATACTGGTGGTCAAAACGCTCTTGATAAATCAATTTTAAATGATGAAGCTTCAATGTATAATTTAATTTTACAATTTGAAGAATTTTTAAATTTTTTAGTAGAACCTTTTAGTATAAAAAAGATGTCTATAAAAGCACAAATTTTGCCTACTACAATTTATAATTATAAAGATATGGCAAAATTATATAAAGAGCAAACTCAATTAGGTTATTCAAAAATGTTACCTCAAATTTCTCTTGGACAATCTCAACTTTCAATTCTTGCTAATGCTTATTTTGAGAATGAAGTTCTTGATTTGGTTAATGTATTTATTCCACCATTAATGTCTAGTACAATGAATGGAGATTTCTTGACTAACAAAAACAATAATAATAATGCTAATAATAATACTGAGGATAATCAAGTAGGACGTCCTGAAAAAGAAGATGGTGAGAAATCTTTAAAAACTTTACAAAATAAAGAAAGTATGAGTTAGGACAAAAAAGATAAATATTATTCTTATTTTTTTAATGTAATATTAAGAGATATAAGAAAGGAGAATATATCAAATGCACAAGTCTGTTGCAACTTTAGATTCTCCGGAGTTTATAAATCTTCAACCATTAGACATAAATCCTTTAATGTCTAAGTGTGAAATAAAAGTTTTATACACTGGTTTAAACAGAAATCGTAGTTTTATTACTAAAGAAGTAGCCTCTGAGATGGCAAAAACTCTTAGGGGCGCTCCGATAGTAGGTTATTATAAACCTGAGAAAGAAGATTTTAGAGACCACGGAGAAAAAGTAATTATTGATGAAGAAGGCATAAAGTTTGAAAATCAGACTATTCCTTATGGTTTTGTAGCTCCTGATGCGGAAGTATGGTTTCAGAAGTTTGAAGATAGTGATGAATTAGGTAATACTATTGTTAGAGAATACCTTATGACAACAGGCTATCTTTGGACTGGTCAATTTGAAGAATGTAAGTTGGCTATTGATGAGGGCAGACCGCAATCAATGGAATTAGACAATGAAACTTTAGAAGGAAAATGGTCAGAAGATTATAATTCTAATATAGAATTTTTTATTATAAATGATGCAATATTTTCAAAATTATGTATTTTAGGAGAAGATGTAGAACCATGCTTTGAAGGTTCTAGCGTAACTGCTCCAGAAGTAAGTAGTCATTTTACTAAAGTAGATAATAAGTTTACAAAAACTTTGTATTCAATGATAGATGACTTAAAGCTTATTTATAAAGAAGGAGGTCAGATAATGGAAAAAACAGATGAAAATATTTTAGAAAATCAGGACAATTCTGTTGAAAATTCATTTAGTAAAAATGAAGAAAATATAGAGGATAAAGAAAATACTTCTTTTGCTTGTAACGAGGAAGATAAAAAGAAAGATTTTGCTAAGGAAGAAAAAGAAGATAAGCCTGAAGATAACAAGGATGATTCTGATAAAGAAGATTCTAAACCTGAGGAAGATAAGAAAACTTCTGATGATAAGGAAGAAGAAGATAAGTCCTCTGAAGAAGATAAAGAAGAAGATAAAAAGAAATATTCTTTATTAGAAGCTGAACATAAAGAATTACAAGAAAAATATTCTTTATTAGAGGCTGAAAGAGATGAACTTTTAAAGTTTAAACAAGGAATTGAAAGACAACAGAAAGAAGACTTAATTAAAGAGTTTTATATGTTGGGCGAAGATGATAAGAAAGAATATGTAGACAATATTGATAAATATAGTTTATCTGATATTGAAAAAGAGCTTTCTGTAATCTGTCGCAGAAAGAAAATAAACTTTACAGAAGATAATATAACTAAAGAAAATACTGTAAAGGAAGAAAACGTTACTACTTACAGTTTTGATGATACTGATAATACTCCAGCTTGGATTAATGCAGTGAAAAAAATAAGAGATAGTAAAAATGATTAAGGAGGAATAGAATAATGGCACAAGAAGCAATTACAAGAATTGGTTTTGGTCAGGTTGAGCCAAATCATTTATCAGCTCAGAGAACTGGTCAGATTTATGCTCAGTTACCAGCTAAGAGTGATATAGATATTCTTGAAAATGGTCAGTTTGTAAAATATGATTATTCAGCAGGCGTTTGTGATTTCGCAGGCAAGGGCGAATGGTTAATGGTATTTAATGAAGTAAAATTATATGATGATAGATGGAGAGAGTCATATAAGGACTTCGCAATGATAAAGA